TGTAATGTATTGCACACGTTGCAATGATCTTATTCCCGAAGATGCACGACCAGGTACCCCTCGCGAGGATGGACAACCCAAGCGAGTTGTAAAAGTGCCCGATCATATCGTACGTGTATATGATATGGATAATGATGGTTGGAGATCATTTGATATTGGAAGCGTCACTGAACTTACAATTTACTAAATTTTATTATGAGTCTTAAGAAAATATTAAAGGACAAGCGTAAAAACCAAGCCCGTAAATCGCGTGGTAAGATTGTTGCTGACGATGCAATGATTACTGGTCATGAACCCGATTGGAATGGTTGGGAAACATGGGACGTGGAAAAATTCTTTAAGGAACACGCCAGAGCGCTACGTTTTTACAATTACTATTGCAAGGCGAAGGACCTTAAGAAGGACGTCATTCTATGGATGGATGCTAATGACTATTCAAAGGACGAGATTAGGTGCTTTAAGAAGTCACCTGATCATGTTCCGGGAATGACCACAGGCGCATTATGTCGTTGTATTAATAATGGCATGCCATCACTTCACCCCGATCATCAGGATTATGTTGATGTCATGAAGGGTCGAGTTGCCGTAACCGACGATGAGGATTTCATTCATAGTCAAGTTAGATTGGCAATTGCTGAAGGTCGAAAGGTTGTTAACGAAGTAAATAACGATCCTAATGTAAAGCCAAAGGTATCACCACTTGTGCATCTCGAAAATAAGATCAATCGAGGTATTTTGGTTGATATTGGCGAAATGTTGGATTTGCTCATTGAAAATATAAATCCAAAGAAATTGAAGTTTGATCTTTATAAGAGGCTGCATGATCATGCGGTGCCTGCTAATGGACTTTCATTTGTTGAAGCAGAATTGGCTAAGCAATATAATGAAATGGCTGCAGCATATAACAAGGAAGACCCAGATTTGGTTGAAGGATATTCATATCTTACTCGTCCACAATTGCTAAAGTGGATCGAATATTATGATGGATTGTATGCGGATTTGGAAAAGTATAAAGCTTCACTGAAGAGTAAGCGTAAGCCACGAAAGGCTAAGGCTCCTCCTACAGCAGAAAAGCAGGTAAGCAAGCTTAAGTACCAAGACAAGGATGCCGATTATAAGCTTACATCAATTCATCCTACTAAGATTATTGGTGCTGAACGCCTACTGGTTTTTAATACGAAGTATCGAATTCTAACTGAATACGTTTCAGATAATCCAATGGGATTTGAGGTGAAAGGTACTACTCTTCAACATGTAGATGAAGAAAAATCGCGAGCTATTAAGCTTCGTAAGCCAGACGATTTCCTTCCAATTGTATTGAATAAGACAGCTCGTCAAATTGATACTGCCTGGAAGAAACTAACTACTAAAGAATCAACACCTAATGCTCGTATTAACGACAGCATGGTACTACTGAGGACACTATGATTATTGAAACTATTATTGGATTATTGGCTATAACCATTATATGTGCACTTGGGATTATTTGGAACAATCTATTTTGGCGAGTATATGATATTCTGGCTAAAAGAAATGGATGGATTAATAGACCAGATATAAACTTTGCAAAGTATATGGGGTCAGTTGCTATGATTTTACTAATTATAGGTGTATTAGTCTTAGCACATAGCATTGGATATCTATTAACAAATTTTTAAATTATGAATACTGAAGAACTATATATCGTATTGAGAATTATCACATTCTTTTCATTTGGTGTACTAGCAGGCGGTTTATTGTCTATTGGTAATTTAACACCATACCAATGTGATGAAGTACCGGCAGTCCATCATGGATGGGTTACAGGATTGTTTATGTCGATATCAGTGATATTGGCCTGGATTATAGTTGCATGCATGTCTACATCTCCATAAAGTGCTAATGGAATGACTCTAACATTATTTGAAAAGATAAGGCTATGTTTATATGTAAGCATGATAATTGTGTACATTTGCTGCATGATAGTGTATAATAATATAATGATATTAAAATTACTATGTTAGATAATATATTGACAAAAGGTGAAGTCACTCGACTGGTTGAAGGATTAGTTCGAACTGAAAAAATGAGCTATATGGAAGCAGTATTACATATATGCAAAGAAAAGGAAATTGATCCATTAGACATTGGAAAGGTTATTGATAAACCTATCAAATCTAAAATTGAGGCAGAAGCACAATCATTAAATATGCTATCGGGTAAAAGCAATTCATTAAAGGAGTTTTTGTAAGTGCGGCCTGAGGAAGTATACACAACATATATAGCTTTAAAGCTTCATTTTACTTCAGATAGCTATGATGCTATAAAGTATCATTATAGAACTTCAACAAAACCCGAATCATTTCTTAAGCGACGTGATAAGTACTTCTTTGCTAAGATAGGTAATAAATATCCTAAGCGTGAAGATGTAATAGATTATTTAGTTGCTAACTTTATTGCTGATGATAAGAAATGGATTGGTGATTTTGATGAAGCTACATATACGAAATGGCAAAATAAGTTAGAAAGCATAAGCTATAAATTCAAATCAGATTTAGAAACTCTAGAAGCTATTAATCCATCATTATCATATTGGTTAAATATTAAGAACCAATATCCTGAAATTGTTAATTACTATCTAGCAGCTGATAACGATCTGCATTTCGAAACACTTATCATATTAGACATATTAACCAAGTTTATGTCTAAATCAAATGAATATATAACTGAAACCATTTTTTGGCCAGACTTCTATAAGAAAACGTATAAATATAAATCCTTTCTGCTAATGAAAGTTGATACAAAAAAGTTACGAGCAATCGTCACAAAAGTATTTACAAATTAGTAGAAATGGTTTAATATAAAATACTACAGTAATAATACAGTAACACAAAGGAATACACGATGTCATTCACTGATCTAAAGAAAACACGTAAGGCCGCGTTAGAGAGACTCTCTGGTGCAGCAAGTAAAATCAAGGAAGGTAAGAAGTCCTATGGCGATGATCGCTTTTGGAAGCCTTCAATTGATAAATCTGGTAACGGTTATGCCGTTATCCGTTTCCTCCCTGCAGGAGAAGGAAATGATTATCCATGGGTTCGCTATTGGGACCATGGTTTCCAAGGACCAACTGGTCGTTGGTATATTGAAAAGTCTTTGACCTCATTGGGTAAAGATGATCCTGTATCTGAAATGAATTCCAAGATGTGGAATTCTGGTAATGAAAATGACAAGGATACTGTTCGTAAGCGTAAGCGTCGTTTGCACTACGTATCTAATATTCTTGTTGTTAGTGATTCGGGTAATCCTGAAAATGAAGGAAAGGTATTCCTTTATCAATATGGTGTAAAAATCTTTGATAAGATTAATGAAGCCATGCAACCTGAGTTCGAAGATGAAACTCCTATTAATCCATTCGATTTCTGGGAAGGTGCAAACTTCAAGTTGAAGATTCGAAAGGTAGAAGGATATCGTAATTACGATCGTTCGGAATTCGATTCACCATCAGAAGTATCAAAAGATGATGCTAAGTTGGAAAAGATCTATAACACACTATACGATCTAAACGAATTCATTGATCCTAAGTCATACAAGACTTATGCTGAACTTAAGACTAAGCTGGTACAAGTTCTTGGTGATGAAGGTAAGCAACTTACTACTGCTGAACAAACCGAATTGGATGATGAGGAAGAAATTCCATATGAATTCAATGCTCCGGTAAAGGATGATCCCGAAGTGAAGGATGATCCTGGTGATGAATCAGTAGATGATGCAATGTCTTATTTTGAAAAGATTGCAAACGAAGAATAACAACAAAGGAGAGGGAAACCTCTCCTTTTTCTTTTAATGTATAGTCTGCAGAATAGATGATACTGGATCATGCATAGCAACATTATTATAATTTGCTTGATTGATAGTAGTAGAAGCTGCAGGTGCAGGTGCTGATTGTTGATTATTGAACACAATAGCACGTTGTCCGGCCATCTGTTCTTCAGCAATAGCATTATCTCTATTATTCTGATATGTTGCTAGCATATTAGCACCATCTGCTACGTTAATACCTATTTTTTCTAAAGCGGTCTTTGCTAAATCCTGTAGACCAAGTATATTTGGAAGTTGATTGACCAAAAGTGCTGCCAATAGACTTGGAATATTTGATATAAAGTTGAATACACTTGTAAGCTTATTCTTTATACTACTGAATATTTTGGCTGGACTAAACTCTTCTGTCATGTATTCGTATATGCCATAAATCTTCTCGCCTATCCATTCACCTACATTGTTTAGAAAATCGAATAGACTTCCTAGCATAGACTTAAACGAAATATCTTCTAAGGATGTGGCTAAATTGTCCCAACCTAATTTTTCCGCCATCCATTC